CGATGAAAGGGCGCGGGCCGACCTACAAATTCCGTAGGGGTTTATTAGATTCGGCAGCCCTATATGATGAAGGCTTGTTTATGTTGTGGCCGATGCCTTGGACAGATGTTGCTGGAAATATTGCTGGCTCGGTACCTCGGCAGGCTGGAGCTTACATCTGTCCTGTTGTGCTGGAGTCACAGGTTAAGGACTATTGGAAGGAGATGCAGGAATACAACGAGAAGGAAGGATGCGAGTTCTTCGAGGGGTTAGTAGCCAAGAAACTCGACAGCAAGTATCCGATACAACTACGCAGTCCCAACGAGAAGTATGGGTACTGGATTAAACATAGATTCAAAGCATGAAAAACAAAACAGAATTGGTGGGTACAAAGTTGTGGGTTAAATTCCCAAAGATAAACAAGAACGACTCACTAGACCAAAACGACACAGAGATAAGAGAAGGGTACAATGAAGAGAAGTGTGTAGTTAAGAAACATATTGTACTGGATTGGGATGAATGGGTAGACATAACGCACAGCCTGTTAACTGACAGAGATGAATGGGAAAAGATAGGCGGCTCCGTGTCTGAAGATAAAAGACTAGAGGGATGTAGCTCAGTAGACATTATGAAAGACGAGAGGCTGTATAAGATATTCCATGACACATCATTCACCGAAGTTGTCAGGGTGGACATTTGTAACAAGACATGGAGGAAACAGGAGGTAACAGGTGAGCCAATAGATATGCACCTTCAAGCTCCGTTCTTTGTAAACACAGAGGGACACAGCTACGCAAGATATGTAGGCAGAGTGTCCGGCAACTTAAAGCCCTGTAAGTAACACTAAAAAACGGAGTCACACAGACAATCAATGTCCCACCGAAAGGAGTAGGTTAATCAAATGAGTTGCCGATGGTGCAAAGGAAGAGGGTACTTGTATGTAGAGAGAGGTTCATCACTTAGCTACACTTGTACGGATTGTAATGGCAGCGGTATCGAGCGCGAAGAGATTGAGTGCGAGGGCTGCGGCGAGATGGTGATGGAAGATGAAGAGTGTGAGAAGTGCGAGAAGTGTGAGTGGTGCGGTGAGTTCATAGAAAGCAAATGTGAAAGTTGTGAAACGTAAACTAGGTAAAGATCAGAAGTCAGGGCAGGAACACGCTCGCATCTGGCTGGAGAACAAGAGGTTGTCAGAGATTGGCTTCACTCCTAACTCCTATTATGTAACGCAATGGATACCGAAAGACGATGGCTTTGATGTCATTGAAACTCTTCCCCCTATCCTAAAGTTATGGCTGCTTGATGATGACGAGGACATTACAGCAGAGGTACGCAAGGTAACAGACAAGAAGGGTACATCGGTCATTGACCTGACGGGCTGGGTTATCAAGCAGTTCTTCGAGGGGTACACGCATTACACGGTTGAGTACGACGAGCGACACCCGCACGAGAGAGGTACAAGCCCTTGCATTATTATAGAGGGGGCAAGTGAGTAAGGTCATCCTATCCCTTTGTGATTACAGCGGTAGATGGAGTGACCCATACAGAGAGGCCGGCTATGAGGTGCATCAGGTAGACATCAAGTTAGGTTTCGATGTTCGCCTGTTCCCCAAGTTGGACAAGCAAGTACACGGCATCCTCATGGCTCCACCATGCACGGAGTTCGCGGTGTCAGGTGCGAAGCATTGGAAAGGTAAGGCGAAGGACACGCCCGAGAAGCTGACCAATAACATTGCGATAGTGGATGCCTGTCTTCGGGCCGCAGTTATCTATGACCCAGAGTGGTGGGTGCTGGAGAATCCTGTTGGCAGGTTGAAGAAGTGGATCGGTAACAAGGTGTATGCCTTTCACCCTCACGAGTTCGCTGGCTGGTTGCCGGTGGGTGAGCAGGAACAGGAGCAGTACACCAAGTACACCTGTCTATGGGGTAGGTTCAATGAGCCAGAGAAGAAAGAACTTCCTCCGGTACTCGGCTCAAAGATGTGGGCTATGTACGGAGGCAAATCAGAAAGAACAAAGGAGATGCGGAGTCAGACACCAAGAGGGTTCGCTCGCGCATTCTTCGAGGCAAATAAATAATGATTAAACTATATAAAGTAGAAGATGAAACAGGGTATTCAGACCGCTGGTTTACCGCCAAGAAAGAAGCAAAAGAATATCTTCACGGCATAAGGTACAGATATGACGAGGCATCCTTGTTCGAGATTAAGTTAGAGTTCTCAACAAGGTCGTTCGTTTGTTCCTTGCTAAACAGAGACGCTGGACATGAAGCGTTAATGAAAAAAACCCTAATAGTTCACAGGGAGTTTTGGAAGGAACCCCACTATCGCGACCCAAAATGAAGTAAGACAATGAATAAACTAGAAACAGAAAACAACGATACAACTTGGGCTGTCCACCGCGACGATAGCTTATTGGAAATAATTAAGAAGACCGTTGAAGATCCAGACTGGCAACCAAGTTATTACATACACCATGAGAAGAAGAGAAAGAACTCTCGGACAAAAATAACAATGTCTTGGATCAGCGTGAAGGGGTTTCCCACTACGCTTAAAGATGTCAACCGAGACCACGTTGAGCCTCTCATGAGACTACTAGATCGAGCGGGTTATGAGTTTAGTGATGTGCCTTTGGATCAAATAAAAAACTCAGGAGCATGAAGACACCTAGAAACACAACGCACGTTCGATTGGATACGGACGGCAAGCGCAGTTCAATGATGACTGTGAAGGATATGGATTGCATAGCTGGAGTAGCAGGGACGGTCACGTTCTTACAACAGCTACACGGTAAAGATAAATACAAAGAGCTTGGGTCATTCGCCTTCGATGGTGGGTGGCCAATTAAAAAGGAAGAAACAAATGAGTAAAGAAACAAAAACATACTGGGTGACAATGCGTCACGAAATGGATACGGCCTACACAATAAAAGCCACCTCAAAGAAACAGGTAGAAAGGTTGTTCGCTAAGATGTTGCAAGACGGAACTGTTAGCCCCTCCGGCATCGACCATAACTCTACTTTAATGGAGTCAATTGGCGAGGTCACTAAGGGTGGGCCTAGTGTTTACGATTGGCCAGCACTCCGATCTCTTCGATATGAAGGGAATTCCGGTGAACGAAGCGACAAGGTAGATGAGATAGTTGAGCAATGAACCTACACGAAACAGTAATGGGCAAGCGACTCATCGAGGGTACGCTGCCGAAGATAGCTAGAGCATTGGAGAGAATAGCCGATGCAACAGAGAAGAAGGAGACAGGGTGTTACATAGTGGCATCTCACTACTACAACAACGAAGAAGCAATGAACGAAAAGGACAGCAATAAAACCCATGACAAGTGGGGGGTGCATGAGTCCTTGAAGGAGGCGCAGATAGAATACAAAGAGGTACTAGAGCATCCCTTGATCCGAAGCGCAGCCGTAACAAAGATCATAGACGGAACAGATTGGTGGGCAGGTGAATGAACGTATCAGACATATTCAGTAAAGGTGAGGGCTATTGGAAGAAGCAGGGCGTGAAGCTAGACCCGGAGCTGCAAGATTATTACACGGGTACCAGTTCATTCCTTGGGTTCCCCACTATCAAGCATCCGTTAGTGTATCAGGTTCCATACTTGGAGAGCTACACTTCCGTTGCGCTTGCTAATCAATCCCTCAAGTGGAAGAAGAAGCAACTTCAAGAGTATATTAATGCTGAAAATTACAGCGGCATGGTCATGGTACATGAGAAGGCGCATCGAGCTTCCGCATTCTTCAATTATGTATTCGATGAAGCTCCACCGTTAGAAGCTGCTCGGTTGCTGCTGGAGATATATGTGAATACCGAGAACTACTATCAGAACAAGGAGATGTGGGGGGTGATGATTGATTCTCTGCGGGATGAACTGCGAGAGGTGGTTGATGAAGATGACAAGACAGCTTGGGATGAGTACATCGAGAAGGGAGAACCTATCACGGTGTATCGAGGGGTAAGAGGTGAACGATACTTCAATGGTCACTCATGGACAGTCGATAAAGAGAAGGCAATATGGTTCGCCAAACGATTCGGAGGGAGTGGACAAGTGTGCGAAGGTAAGGTAGATCCCCTGGACATTCTTATCTGCCTAGTCAACTGGGGTGAATCAGAACTGGTCGTGAACCCAAAGAAAGTTAAAGCAAAGAAACACAAAAAGGTATGACGATATGAGAATAGTTAAAGGCAATCAACTGCACCTAGAAAATGACAAGGCGGTGTACGTTCATGTAGTGGACTCAAGGAACGGTGGTGATCGCATCATCTACATCGACAACAGTACAGGTAATATGCTTGTAGAGATGTGGGATGACGGCGATGAAGGGGGCGAGGTCAAAACCCTTAACATAGAAGAAGCAAAGTTATATTGGTAAAAGGAGAAATCATGAGTAAATATACAGTAACCATTCCAGTTCTTCATCATTACACCTTAGAGGTAGAGGCTAACTCGGTCGAGGAGGCAATCAACAAGGTGTACGATGAAGGGGGCGACGAAAGGATAAAGGACTCATTTGCTGCCACGCTACCCCCAGAAGAAGATTACGGATACCACACCGTCACAGATGAAGCAGGAACGGTGACGTACTACTCGACCAAGACGGTCAACCGTACAAGCTGGTAGTAAATTCCCCAACCTCCACGCCATTCCCTTGACATGGGGAAAAATTGTGTGACACTAAATCCGTGACTCACACTTGGTCTGTCACCAGTAAGTTTTGGAGCAGGGTCGATGACTACCCACCTGTGTTGTGCAGGTTAATGGCAAAGCATAGGCCCGGCCCAGCCATGACAACCAAAGAGATCGCGGATAAGTCAGGGCTTTCAGAGTACGAGGTGCTTGCGTTGTCGGAGATGACATCGTGGAAGGCTGTCGATCTGGAAACCTTTAGGCAATTCACGTTCGCTTGTGGGGTAGACTTCCTTGATTCCACTTGTATGAAGTATGTCAGGGACTACCTACGCAAGCGGCCTGTTCGTTTCAAATACCTAAAGACCACCCAAGAATGGGATGATTACTACGTCCCGCTGATAAAGAAATGGAGGCAGAGCTATGCAGTTAAACGAGGAATATCAGAGGGAAATTGATGAGAGGTGTGAGAGCAACAAGTCAATCAACGGGAATCTCAAGGCAATAGACGAGATCAATCTGCGGATAGACAAGCTGCTAAAGGATATGATTCAAAGGAAGATTGATATTGAACTAACCCGAAGCAAGATAGTGGATGATGTTACAGATAAGGCGACCAAAGAAATGCGGTTGGCGTTCATAAGAAAAGCAAGAAAAGATAAAGAGATAGAGTTATTCCAAAATGAAAAGTGAAGACGCATTAGAAGATATGTTGGCTTGGATGCTTACGATAGGGAAAAGCCCAAAGACTCAATATAATACAGAGCGAGAGGTGCTAATGTTCCTACGGGAAAAGAAGCTGCTGAAGAAGAACGTGGACAAAATAGATGAGTTCATTATCAACGATTACATCAACGATCCTCCCGTTAACATGGGGGCTGAACCACCCAAGCTCACGCCCAAGGGCAAGGTTTCCAAGCGTAAAGACAGGAGAAAGATCAAAGACCCACAGGATGCGGCGATCTCCGTAGCAACCAGAAGGTACAAGCTGTCTGCCATTAAGAACTTTCTCAACTACTGTTCAGCTAAAGGTCTGATAACGGGCAACCCTGCTGCGCTGGTCAAGGTGAACATAAGAAAGGTTCCGCATAGGCTACGGGAAACCAGAAAGAAGGAGGCGTTCACACCGGAAGAGATCAGGTACATGGTGGCCAACACCGAGGGATTCTGGAGGGCTGCCATACTTATAGCCTACGAGACGGGGCTGCGTATCGGTGACATTGTGCAGCTAGAGTGGGACTGCTTTACCGAGGACACCATTACAGTATGGACAGATAAGAGGGACAAGCGGGTGGAGTTGAAGATGAGTGCAAGATTACGAAAGACCATTGCTGCTATTCCATACGAGGATGACACCTATGTATTTCCAGAGCAAAGGATTGATTACCTTGAGGTAGAGGACGGAGGCAGGGGTACTAGGACATGGTTCCCTGTTACGTTTAAGAGAATGATGACTTCCTTTGGCATCGAGGATAAGACATTCCATTGCCTTCGAGTTTCCCATGCCAGTAACAGGAAGAACAAGGGAGAGGACATTGAGCAGATAGCCAAAGACCTAGCCCATTCCAGTTCAAAGACCACGAATAAGCATTACATTAGTTGAAGCGAGTCATTCACATAAACCAGCACAAGGTAAAGAGAAACCGAAAGACGGGTGAGGTTGAGCCAGTTATCACCGTCAAGTCTTACAAGGACAATGTTTACTGTAGTGAAGTTAAGATACTTGGCCCATCGAAGGTAGTCTACAGGCCTGACAAACCCCTTCCTTGCGGGGCGCATTGCTGGGTTGAAACAGAAGCAGAAGTGGAAACAGATTGAAGACCAAGTTCACCAAGGGAGAAAGAAAGGGAATCCATCTAGCTTTAGAGGAAGCAGAAGGAAATGTCCCTAATGCCTCGGTGATGTGTGGTGTGGATAAGCTATCCATATACAACCTGATAAGGAACGACGAAGAATTTAACGCAAGGTGGAGCAAAAACCCAGTTGAACCGCCAACTAAACAGGAGGTAGTTCACAGACCTGACCCATCCTTAAAGTTTGCAGAACGATTAAAGGAAGAGGAACGGGCGTTAACGCATGGTCTGTCAGCCGTAGGGATTGTTGGTAAAGCCCAGCAAGAAGCAATAGCCGCCGCTGCTTTTAGCAGTACCCACCTACAGGCCATGCGACAAATCACAGCGGGAGGAATACTCAAGGACTTTGCTCAGTTGGGTGTTCTAATAGAGGAGATCAAGGGGGAAATATCTGCCGGTCAAGAGCAGGAAAGAGAAAGCACCCTGTATGATGCCCTGTTTAACGCAATCAAGTACCGCAATGAAATCAACAGGGACATACTGAAGGGCGCACTCATTGACGCGCAGATAAAATCCAAGCAAGATGAGAAGGGTGGCAGGTCGGCAGGGAAACCCGGCTTTACCCCAATGAATAACATCATCGTGCAAACGGATGCCACGAAAGTTGAAGTGAAGGATGCCAGTAAGGGAACCACTAAGTGATGCTGAAGTGGAAGCCTTGGCCTCTGCCTACGGGGAGAATCATGCCCCTGTCCCTCAAACGGAATGGCATCCTGATCTAAACAAAACCCAGCAACAAATCTTCGATGACGCATCTAGGTTTATCCTAGGCTACGGAGAGAAGGGATCGGGTAAAACCATAGGCTTTGCACACAAGCTGACTCGCCATGCCTATGAAGAAGAGAATGCCTTGGTAATGATAATTGCCCCCAGTATCCGCACGGGTGCTGAAGGTATCTGGCATGATCTTGATACGCTGGTATTGCCACAATGGGAAGAAGGCATTGGCCTTGAGTACACCGCTTCCAAACTAGATCCGAACACCAAGGATAGACACCGATGGATTCGCAACAGGTTTGGTGGGTGGAGTAAGATACTTCTCATATCCATACCCTATGCTGCTGCTGTTCAAACCAGAATCAAGGGGCCAGCACCTAGCCATGTGTATGTGGATGAGCTTACCCAATGTGATGGCGTGGAATACTTTCGTTACCCAGCAGCACAGCTAGGAAGAAGGCGAGGTATCTCAGGGCCACAGCAGTTTTGTGCTAGTTGCAACCCAGAAGGGCCAAGCCATTGGGTTTACAAGCAGTTCTTTGAGGACATCCTTGATGACAAGGGCAAGAGGGATTCCCGATACAAGGTCTACCATGTCCCGATTAAGGAGAACACCAAGCGATTACCGGAGGGATACGTTGAGAACCTAGAGTCCATCCTCAAGGCTGACCCTGTTGAGTGGCGGCGTTTGATCGAGGGTGAGTGGGTGGATCGGCCTAGCGGTGAGGCGTTGTTCCGTGATTACTATGCTCCAGAGTTACACAAGAAGGGGGATGAACTGAAAGGTAGTGGGCTGATGCCAAAGGTCGGACACCCTATCATCATTGGCTATGACTTGGGCCAGGTGTACTCAGCCGTGACCTTCCTTCAAATGATTCCCACCAAGCGGGGTAACATCTGGACTGTGTTCGATGAGGTGGATTATCTGGGAGAACGCCACCTATACAAGAGGCTATGCCAGCAGATCATTCAGCGCATGGACTACTGGAACCAGAAGCTAGAGACAGACTTCCACTACGAACACATCACCGACTCCAGCGCAATCAACCAATGGCATCCCGGTGGTGAGGGTAGCTACGATAGCTGGGACTTTGAGCGGTACAGCGAGGGTAGGATCAGGATGGTCGGATGTCCCAAAGGGCAGGGATCGGTGGAGGCTAGGGTCAGACTGTTATCCGGCAAACTATTCCAAGATGAGTTCTATGTATCAGCTCAATGTCCGAATGCCTTGGATATGCTGATGAAGCTGGAGGCAGACAAGAAAGACCCCACCAAACCCAAGCGAAGCAGGTACATTCACAAGTTTGACAGCGTGACCTACCCCATATTTAAGCTGGAACTTAACGGTCAGGCCCATGCGCCGAGGGCAAGGGACATCAAGGCCAACCTAATACATTGCGGAATATCTTGAATGTAACACTAAAAACGGGTATCACACACGGAGCATGGCAAATTTAAATGACAAAGTTGTGTTGGATTTGACGGATGACATGGAGTTGGCTGGCTATATTGCAAGCAAAGACCCCGGCGAGGAATGCAAGATGACAATATCAGCTACCCTCGATGAACAGACGGATGACCAAGCCGTGTTCTCTGTTAAGAAGGTGTCCGTTGAGCAGGGTTATGATGACTAATCCCCCTCACCTGATGAGCCTGTTCTGGCTGTCATGGTTGGTGAGAAGATGGAAACCAACAAGGCAAAGGCTAATACCTATTGAGTCCCAGCGTATTTCTTTTAGGCCAACTGCACGAGAGAACTGGCGTAAAGGATGGGTGGAACAGACGGAGAGTTAAAAGATGCGCCAAGTTTTTGAATGTAACGGTGGAGGAACTGGCAGCAAGAAGTTGCATCCCTCCCTCGAAGTTAAAGGCTTGGATGAACATGGACAAAGTGCCGCCTTACATAGCCTTATTGTTTTATCTACAGGAGCAAGCAGAACTAGAAGCACGATATGATTGATTTCGATATACTTAAAGAACACGGGACAACCAACGAAAGATTAAGGGAAGTCCTCTCAGCAAAGCTCCCCGCCAAAACGGTTCTGGATAAGATGCCAAAGGCTGATGTCAAAGCACTCCAGAAAGACATAGATAAAAGGGAGGAGATGGAAAAGATAATCGCCAGCCGGATCACCGAGGCGATCACGTTCTCCCTCCGCAACCACCACCTCTACAGTTCAGTTGACCTAGCATGGGACAGTACCCCCTTGAACAACAGGGTCATTCCCTTGGTGATGTACGCACAGAAGCGGATCAACGTGGCGAGCTGCGTCAAGGAACTGGACAAGTTAAAGATTTCAGACAAGTACGTTAAGAGAGGCGCAGCCGGACAGCCTGATGAGATTGATCTTCCCAAGTTCTTCGAGGTCAACATCAACTTGGTTCGCAGCTTTGTTACCCGAAGGCTGGCCGCACAGGTGAACAAGTACAACAACCTCTATCCATTCTTTAAGTATGATCCCCGAAGCACAAGCACGGCAGGTAAATTAAGGGCTGATGCCTTGTCGCAAAGGGTAGAGATAATGGCTGACCAGTATGGGTACAGACATTTTCAAACGCAGGTGGTCAGGGATATGTTCCTGTATGGCCACAGCATAGCATTTCCACGGGCCGCTTGGGAAAGAGAGGTTCAATGGGAGAAGGTGAATCCAGAACTAGATGACAACCGTGCCAAAACTAAGGTCACAAAGGAGGGGATTTGTTGGATTAATCCTCATCCTAGTAGAGTCTTTTGGGATAACGCCTACCCCTTGACATCTCTTAATTCCGATACTGGCTCAGAGTATGTAGGGTTCTGGGATGTTGTGAGATACAAGGACATAATGGAAAACCCCTTGTACTTTAACCGAGATTCAGTTGGTTACACCACCGCATCTGTTGGGTTGTTTACCCAGTACGCTACCTACTTCAACAACTACTACACGCAGATCGTCCCGCCTAGAACAGAGGATGACCTGACTAGCTGGAATGATCGGAAGAATAATCTGGGGATCTACTCAGGAGAGATGGCGGATACCTCAGTATTTATTACCGATTACTTTGTGAAGATTGTCCCTAATCAATGGGGCATTGGTGATTATCCACACCCTGTATGGGTACACATGAGAGTGGCTGGGGATTCAACCATCATCTTTGCAGAGTTCCTACCCAGCTCACCGGCTGCCGTATTCTCCTACAACGAGAACGACACAAGACTGCGTAACTTGAGCGTGGCCCATGAGTTGATGAGCTATCAGGATCAGTTGACCAATCTGTTCTCTCAACTACTGGAAACCACAAAGGCAGACCTGTTCAACGTAGGGGTACTGAACACGGACATATTCCCAGATTCAGAGGAAGGGCAGAAGTTAAGGGATGAGTTTAGAAAGACCATGAGTGGGGAGAATTATTACGCTACCACCCATGTACTAGAGGCATCGTTCCAGAAGCTCGCTAACCTTGGCATAGACACCAGCCCCGACAATGTGTTCAAGATTATCAGGAGCCAGCCCAACTCTCAGATCACAAACATCTTTAGGTCGATAGCTGAACTGATCGGAATATCGGAGCGGTTGATGGCTCTCAGTCCACAGGAGCAGGGGCAGCCAGCACCTAGGGAAACAAGTGCCACGGAAGTTCTGACCATCAACAACACCACCGAATCAGTCTACACTTTTATTAGTGAGGCTATTGATGAGGGCAGGGCTGCGATGAAGCGCATGATCTATGAGTCCATCATCAGCATGGGCAGTAACTCGATTAAGCTACCAGTTAAAGAGAGGTACACCGCCGCCGTGATCGAGGAGGCAGGGTTCGAGATAGACATGGAAGACTCCGACACGATGGTAGATGAGGGTGAACGGAGGTACACAATCATAGGTAGCAAGCGAGCCTTGTGCCATGACTACATCTTTACTAGCAGAGACGGATCGGAACGGGCCAGCAATATGCAGCAAGCCCAAGCATTAATCCAAGTGTTCCAGATTGTGAGTCAATCACCGCTGATACTTGAGGCGTTAGGCAAGGAGAAATACTTTGAACTGGTCAATGAGATAGCTCGCAAGTCAGGTACCGATCTGAAGCTGGAGGTACAGGCCGGCGAGGACAACACGATGGGTGGCCCGAATCAGGAACAGGAACAAGTCATGCAAGCTATGGCCAATGTGATTGAGAAGAATGCTGTGGAGATTCAATCAATCAAGGAGGCGTTAGGTGGCGCAGAGGAAGGCCCATCCCCACAAAGCGGTACGATGTTGGAACGTCAGGCCGCAGAGGAACGAGCAGCAGCCGAGGCTATGGCGGCAGAGATGCAACAACCGCAACCGCAGATGATGTAATGGCGAAGTACCGAGGGAAAGAGGTCAAGTTAGGTAAGCCCCGTAAGATTCCGGGCGTAACTCCCAAGGGAAAAAAGTACACCGTCTACGTTAAGGATAAGTCAGGCAAGGTGAGGATCGTACACTTTGGAGCAGTTGGTTATTCAGATTACTTGAAGCATAAGAACAAGAAACGCAGAGCTAACTTCAAGGCCAGACACAACTGTGCGACAGCAAAAGACCGGACTACAGCTCGGTATTGGGCGTGTAACTACAACTGGTAATTTATGGCAGAGACAGAAGTATTAGAGCAGGAACAGGTAGAAACACAGGCAGAAGAAACCCAAGAACAGCAGGAAGAACAGGGGAATAATGAGTTCCTTGATGTCCTGTATAACGATCTTGGTGTAGACATCGAGCCGAAACCTGTTGAAGAACCCAAGGCTGAAACCGAACAGGCTGAAGCGGAGCCGGAACCAGAGACTCCAGCACCGGAACCGGAGGCAGAACCGGAAAAGCCTAAGAAGAAGTTCGAGATTAAACAGCCAGAGCTTTCCAAGGAGGACATTCGACGCACCATCAGAGAGGAGTTGGAGCAGAAAAGAGCGTCCCAACCCCCGCCACCCCTACCTAAAGAACCAGAGCCAGAGCCAGTTGATGAGCTTGAGGATTTCCTTCCAGAACAGAGGGATGAGATTGAGTTGGCTATGTATGCGGAGAAGTCAGACCCTAAGAAATACAAGGGGATGGCTGGTAAGCTGAAGAAATTCTACTCCGACCTCGATGAATACATAGACAATACAGATGACCCTGATCGCACATTTGATGAGCAGGATGATGAGTTCATTAAGTGGGTGCAGAAGAACAAGCCTACTATTTCAAAGGTAGAGCAACGTAAACTTGAGAGGAAGATGATTAAGGATCAGGCTTTGGATGAAGCTCGATCTGAATTTGAAAACAAGAACAAGGAACTGGAGGAGAAGATTCGGCAGGTAGAAGATAGGCCCAAGGCAGCTAACGAATACAACAGATTTGAAGAGTTGCTGGCCGAAGATAAACCAGAAGAAGAAGATCAGTTAGCTACGTCTGTCTACGCTAATGAGATGCAGGATGCAAAGCGGGTGGGCAAGGAGTATCTCGATCTGTTCTATGGATTGAAGCAGTACGATGAACAAGACCCGCTGCACACTTGGATCATAGACTTTGTTACCCAGCAGTCAGACGCATTCAAGCAGCACGGCGGCGATCACCTATACAGGACAGAGCAAGGCGTAAAGAAATCCTTTGTTCCTCCCTCGGAGTTTGCCAACGCAGATTCAAGCAAGCATTGGACGTTCACATCGACTGACATTGTGGACATCATGGGCAATTACTTCCAAGGTAAGGCTAAAGATTCAATAAAAGTAGAGGAAGAACGCCTAGAAAAAATGGGGTTCAAACGGCAGTCTCAAAATAAATCGCAACCATCAGCGAAAAAAGAGGAGGCCAAGGCTATTGAAACCCCGAAGGTGACAACCTCATCTAGCCCCGGCGCAGCTAATTCAGAGGGAGTCGAGGAGGAGGCATCACCTGGACAGGACATATTAGATAGATTGGGTATTGAATTGTAGTTTCGCAAACCTCCACGAAAAAATATCCAACCTCAAAGTTTATAATAATTTCCACCTTTAGGCTGGTTCTACTTAGGTAATTCAAATCGCAGCTTAATCTAGTGCTTTTAGGAGTAACTAGATATGGCTACGACTACCTTACAAAGCTCGGCCCAAGATACGGCCAACATCTATAACTGTTCCCCTCGGCATATCCTTGTCGATGACAGTCGTGGATGCTCATTAACGAGGGCGAACATAACCGCCTTCAAACGCAGCGACTTCGAGGCTCAAGCGGCTAAGGAAGTCGGGATGGACAGGATCATCGCACAAACCGCCGAGGCTCGCCTTGCTGGTATGCACGAGAAATCCCTGTATGACTTGTTACTTTCAAGGCACGTTGCACTAGGAGAGAAATCTGGTGGAGGGTCGCAGTCTGTGATTGCCCCGTTCACTTTGGTTCCTCGCCGCAACACTTTGAACTTTAACTACTTCCAAGTTGAAGCTCGCTCTGTAACGTGGAGTGATTTCACGGGTGACATTAGTTCTGCCGGTGCAGGAAGCACAAACTACGGCTGGATTCCTAGCTCGGCTATCATTCTCACGGTCAACGCTGGTACAGATGGTTCGCCTTCTGGTAACTCCAACGCCCTGACCAACACGAACTTTAACAAGAGTCAGGTGCAGGACTTGGCCAAGTATTTCCATCCGGGTGCTTACATCAACGTGATGACAAACGGCACACAACTGGGTGGGGGTAACGATACCAACACAACCAAGGCTGCCGCTGAAATTGCTTATGTTCAGTACAAGGTCTTGGCCGCACAGGACGCTACTGCAAGTGGAACTGGAAGTGGTAACACCGAAAAGGCTCGCATCGTAGTTGCTCCTAGTGAGTATGCTTCTGGCGCAAGTGGTGACTCAATCGAAACCGCATGGGGTTCTGCTTCTGCTACCAACAAGGCTGATGCTGGATACAATCTAGTAGCCGGTACTGGCATGATTCTCGGCAACTCTGTAAGCGACTACGAGAAGTGGTGTGAGCAGGGGCCAGCCGTGAATGACCTCACCTTGATTGAATACTGGTCGCAAACTCAGCGGTGGTCTACACAGTTCAACGAGGAGTACATCAAGGCTCTGCAAGCTCCGTTAACTTCCGAGTATTTCAAGAAGTTCCGGCAGCTCCCATTGGCCCAGCAGCGCAAGCAGCAGGAGCAATATCACCAACACGCCTTTATGAACACCGTGTTCTACGGGCAGCGCATCAACTCTAATCAGAAGGTGGAAACATACACGAGCCTTCCGACAGTTGTTGATCCAAACACAGGGGCTACTGCTCCATTTGGTTCTGATACCTGTAGCTCGGCTCCGACAATCGAGTACAAGTCCAACACCTTGGGCATCCGTACTCAGTTGAGTGAGTGTTCCCGCATCTGGGATAACGCTGGTGCAGCATTGAACTTGGACGTTCTGTTCGAGACTTGCTACATGATTAAGCGGGAGCGTGAAAACTCCGGTGGTACTGTTGATACAATCGACGCGATGACTGACCGCTTCACGGCTGCCAAGATTCGTGATCTGATGACCAAGTATTACAAGTCGAAGTATTCTACTGACCTGACGTTGTTCATGCAGCCGAAGCAGCAGATCACCTTCGAGGGTAAGGTTGTCTTCGAGTACAACAAGTACGATTTGCCCGATCAGGGTGTTAGCTTGGCTGTCTTCTGTGATCCGTTCTTCGACGATAAGCTCGGAGCGCACGGTGCTATGGCTGTTCAAGGCGTGTCGGGAACCACCAAGAATACTGCTCGTCAGTTGTGGCTCATCGACTGGTCTGACATTGCGATCAACGTCCTCAAGACTGCGAGCGTGAAGCGTACCACCAACACCGCTGATGACCTCTACAACTGCGTCATCCAGCCGAACGTCAGCCACTATCAGTTGAATAGTAAGACGTTTGAGGTGCGTGTCGGTAACACTAACCGTCATGCAATGGTTGAGAACTTCAGCGATGCCTCACCTAGCGTGACCGTTTCTGGAGCTGACGTAACTGTTTCCTAATTAACCTAGGGTGGGGGTCTTAATCGGCCCCTGCCCTTATTTTTAAATACTATGAAGGTAGAAAAACTAATAGGAACATCTCCAAGCTCAACCTTTGCTGATCTAAAGAACGCAAGTAGGAATGACTTCTTTACCCATAAGGTCACGTTTGATTATACAGATTACACCCCTACAACCGACGCACTAACCGCTGCGGTTCATGCCCCCATATTTAAAAATGCTTCTGGAGCTACCAAAGGCTTATTAAAAGGGTGCTACATCAAGGATGTGGTCTGCTATATCAAGACGGCGTTTGCTGGAATAGCTAATCAGAATGGAGAAACTTTTGATTTTGGCTACACAGGTGGATCGGTCGAGAGCGATGATGTTGATAACTTTATAGATGCGTTTGACGCTGGAACGGCTGGGGGCTGGGAAGCCTTTGCTGCTGAAAGTGACTCATCAAGGTTCGGCATGGTCGCCCCCGAGGATTTGCAGCTTACAGGAACTTTAACTTGCACCGTGTCTAGCGGTACTGAAAAGTTAAATGAACTGACGGCTGGCGAACTTGAGATTTATCTGCACATTGTAAACATGAATGACCTTCTTACCGAGGGCGCATGGGCTACGGTCACGTTGTAATGTACGGTTCCAAGAAGAAAAAAGGCGGACGTAAAGGGAAGTAATTTTGCTCCATACCTGTTCTGTCTCTGCTACGAGGGGTCGGGGTGTCATGCCCTGGCCCCTTTTTCTTTGACATTGTGTAACACTAAATTTAGGTTCTTGCTTAATGGCTACTAAATATTATAGCGGCAACCCTACAACCGGGAAGGAAATGGACGGCTATGTATTCGTGTTCGAGGCTGTGGATGTAGCTGCCGGGAGTTGGTACGGGGTTTACCAGACAGACGATCCCGGTGAACAGGCTGCGCTGGATAAGCTGACAGGCATGGGCCAGATCAAGAACATCTCAACCGAGCAGTACGAGGACGCAACTAAAAAAAAAGCAGAGAGGCAGAGCTTACAGCCACACTTGAAAGGCGTGTCCGAACAACAGGTTGTGGGTCATGTGGAAGAGGCCCCCAATCAGTCAATCGAAGATGAGGATGATGTCCTTGAAGTGAAGCAAGTTGCTAAACCTAAGACCAAGCGAAAACCAAAGAAAGGTTGAGTCTCACGCAGAGAGAGAAGCCAAGCAGAAGTTTTGGAGGGAGCATGGATTAGATATTTTACAGAGAAAGAATCCTACTTACAGCGAATGCAAGGCGGCAGCCATCGGCAATCAAAGTAGATACCCAGAGTTAGCAGAGGACTTAATGGTAAAGGCGCGGAAGTGGAAGAAACCTAAATGACTTGGTTGCAATTTAAGACAGCAGTTAAAGAACTCATCACGGTAGATGGGAGTAGGCAGGGAATCACCAGCTATGTGGATCGTATGATTAAGCTGGGTGTTGTGGAGGTGTTATCCCATGTGGAGTTCTACACCAAAGGCAACATAACCAAGTACAATCTGGCAGGGCCGGAGGGATTTCAGCCATTAACAACAGAGGGAAACGCCAGCCTTGGTCAACTCCCCTCAGATGCCAGACCTCAAGAGGCATACAGAATTTTCTATGACACGGCAGAGATAGCGGCCAGCCCACCTACAGATGACGAAGGCTGCAACCGCACTCCCGTGGTGAATTACTCCTACGCTAATCGCAACGATCTTATCTGCGCCCATCCCCTAATAAACGATGGGGCTTCAGTCATAGCGATAGGTAAGTCAGGAGATTTCTACATCTATCCACAACTAGATCGTAACGAGGTCTTGCAGATTCATTGGGATGGATTCACCGCAGATCATCAGGATTCCGACACGGTTTCTTATGATGAACCAATGGCTGAATGCGTGGGGGAATACGTCAAGGCCAAGGTAACTAGGGAAGTGGACAAAGATTTGAAGCTGTTTGAATCGTACTACGCCACATTCCAGAAGAAGCGGCAGGAGCTTTATCTGAATAGCTTTGGTAGACAGGTCATAAGAACTAATCCCGTAGGTGGATCGACTAACCTAGCCTGTTCAACCACCACTTGCAGCACTTGTTAACATGAGTTTAATTAACACAACCGATAGCAGCGGCGCACCTAATGTCCCTGATGCAACCAAGACGGTAGCGTGGAAGGATTACATCTGGATTCGCAGACTCGGTACCTCTGGAGAGGCGAAGTTTTACATCTGGAATGAAGAGGCATCCAACGATTCAACCTACCTAAAATGGCAAGAGAAAAGTGATGTCGCACTTGATGACCTATCTGTTCCAAACACTCAGGTAATTGTAGGTAATTCAAGTGGTAAGGCAGCAGCCGTAGCTATGAGCGGCAACGCTACGATTGCTAATACTGGGGTAGTGACGGTCGGCAGCGTAGCTAGTGGGGCAATCACCAACGCAATGGTCAACAACTCCGCTGCGATTGCCTACAGTAAGCTCAACCTGACAGGGGCAATCCTTAATGCTGATCTGGCTGGTAGTATTGCAGAGGGCAAGCTGGCTGGCAGTATCCCGTACAGCAAACTTAGCATATCTGATGGCGACATTCCGTTTTCCAAAATTAACGGGGCCAACATTACCAACGCCAACATGGCAGATATGGCCGCCAATACTGTTAAGGTGAGGGATGCAAACTCTGCCGGAGCAGCAAGCGACAAGGTAGTTGGTGATACACAGTTGCTCATTGGTGACGGCACAGGATTCACGGCTGCCACCCTGTCTGGTGATGTCACGATGGCGAACACGGGAGCTGTAACGATTGGTGGAGGTAAAATCCACGGGTCAATGCTGGCTACTGATACTGCTGACACCACCTCTATTGAGCTATCGAGTAACACACTTTCGATCAAGGCAGCAGGGGTAGAAGTTTCCCACATTAAGGCTCACTCATCTGCTGGTGTTCTTGGTTATGGATCAAGTGGTACTGCCGCAGCAATAACAGCAGACGCAAATTCAACCGGAAAGGTTCTCAAGTCTAACGGGAACAATGCTGCTCCTACATTCCAGAGTGAGACATCAATGGTTCCAATGCTGGAGGTGACATACGCAAACGTAAACGCGCATTGGGTTGTACCGACAGGGGTAACTAAGATTAGGGTTTGTTTACAAGGAGCAGGTGCAGGTGGGGCTACTGATACAAGCTCAAACGCTGGTGGTGGGGGCGGTGGTGGTGCTTATTGTGAAGCAGAGTTTAATGTTTCTGCGGGGCAGGTTTTCATGCTTAAAGTTGGGGCTGGATCTTCAGCTTCGTCGGGAAGTTCAAATACTCCATTCCCTTCTGGTGAAGCCACAGAATTTCGCCAGCTAACAGGGACAAGTGGAGGCAGTTTAAGTCACACACTTCGGGCATCTGCTCCGGGGGGATCGGGGGCAACTGACACAGGCAGTAATAATCATCACTCAGTTGGAGGGGCGGGAGGTGTGGCCCCGGCGTTAACCTCCCCATACAACGCAGCCGGAACCACCAACTACACAAAAAAGGTCGATGGCCAAGCAGGTGGAGATAGGGGTAAAGCGTTTTACGGACAATCAGATGCAGGAGCTACACACGGAGGATACGGCGGGGCTTCTTACAAAGGACAAGGAGCATTAGGTGGCCAAGTTGCAGTTGCCCAAGACGACAGCGAAGCAGCCAACGATCTCATTGTAACAGTTCAAGATGGAGTTGAGCAAAGTCATGCTGAGAATAAACAATTAAGAGGTTCTGGTTATGGATGGGGTGGTGCTGGAACTTTAACGGCTCATGCTAGTGGTAGCTCCTCAAAGTTGAACAGGAGGGGTGGTAGTGGCTGGGGTGCAATCTACGACATTAGCTAGTGGCTAAGTACAAACACATAACGGCTAGGCCAACTGACGGAGGGCAACTGTTTACCGCATTGTCCCATGAGTTTGCTGGCCCTGCTAACTATGTTCAGAAGCTCGATTGGCGCAGGGACTTGGATCAAGAGGTAAGGCGTGAAGGCTACGAATACTTTAGTCCATCCGGTACAAGTGACGCATCAAGCAACGCCTTCCCTTCCAGTAGCGAAATCAATTTAATCCACATGGTGCGCCGCCCTAATGGAGAGGTGGCCATCATCGTCGGAACCAAGACACACCTCTACAGATACCAGAAGAGTGACGATATTTCTTATGTTCCTAGTGATTACATCGAGGCAGGTTACTTTGATACAACGCCTGATAGCTGGATCACAATAGGTAGCGGGTTCAGTACGAACGGTAATCGTTGGCAAGCGGTTGATCTAAACGGATACACTATTTTTAATAATGGCGTAGACCTGCCTGTGTCCTACCGAGTTGAACAGGAGACGGTCACTCCACTTTACGAGCTTCGAGAGAACGGCATATCCTCCGTCGGTTCAATGGCAGTCTACTCGGGCATCCTTATGCTTGGTGACATTGATCAGATAGATGACCTCAAGGCATGGATGCAGGGGGGCAGCCCTTACGGGGTGGTTACTGCCAACACAACTAGGTTTCATAACCGCCTCATCTGGTCGCAAATCAAGGAACCGTTAAAGTTTGCCGCAACAACAAAGGGGGCGATCAATGCAGATTCTCAGACTGTAACACTAGATTACGCAGTCAGTTCAATCCAGGTGGGCGACCAGATAACAATTACCGGAGCAGGGACAAACGGCGGTAATCTTACAGCAAATGTAGCATCAATTAAAAACAACACTCTGTTTATCGACGAAGCTGCGTCTACTACAGTTAGTGATTCTCCGGTGATGCAGACGGCAGAGATTGGAAGCATCATAGGATTTGAGGATTTAATGGGGGATGGGTCGGGTATTATCGGGTTGGCCCCTCTGCAAAACATGATCGTGATTTACAAGGACACCTCGATCTTTGTGGGTCAGTACACAGGTAACACTAATATCCCGTTTAAGTTTAGGGTCATCACTATTCCCAGCACTCAGGCTCTCTACTACAAACACACACTTATCCCCGTTAAGAACAGCCATGTTTACGCAGGTAGAGATAGCTTTTACTCATTTGATTTAACAAGCGGCGGCCCAAAGGAGTTGAGCCAACTGGCCGCTGTGAAGAATGTGTTTTTTGATCAGAATGAAATAGGTAGCACGAACGATGTATTTGCTGCCGATAATGTGCTGACTAATGAGATTTGGTTTTGCTTCACATCCCTGTCAGATGACTCTGCGATTTGCTACGATTACAGAAACAATACCGCTTCCACTTCAGCAGGATCATTTAGCGCAGCCGCCAGCATCAAGAAGCCGCCAGCCACTAATCAGGATTGGTTCATAATGGGTACAGCCCAAGGCGCAATCTTTAGGTACGGCCTATCAAATGAGGATGAGTCTGAATGGAGTAACAAGAAGGCCATCTACTACAGACGCACCAATTCTTACTCAACTTCCGAAGTGGCCTATTCCAGCAAACTTAAAGGCGGCCTTGCTAACTTTGGGGATGCTTACAACGAGAAGGATTTCAGAGGGTATCTCGTTCAACTCGCCAGCCAGCAGGAGGAGAACGCTGTGCTGACTATTAAAATTTACGGATACGCAAACGCATACGGATCAGCAACGACCCTAGTTAACGGATTTCAAATAACGACTCCAGCAACACGCAACCTAGTTCCTTGCTTCTTTAGGAGTCACTTGTTTCAAGACGAGATAACAGCAACGGAATTTAAAAATGTACGGCTTGCCGCTAGAACTTTTGATGTAAGTATGGTATCAAGCTCAAGTGAAATTAGACAACCAACTTTAAGCTAATGCCAGACCCAAACCAAATTGCTTTAACGCTACGTTCCAAAAGTGGAGCAGGGGCAACTGCCATAGGACAAGCCTTAACCTCCACGCAGATGGATGATAACCTCATAAATCTTGCCAACGGAGTTACAGGTGACTTTACAAAATTCCTAGTGGCCCACGAAACCAACGGGTCAATCAAGACAACATCAGGTACAGTTAACGGAAGCGCATTGTCAGACGCGACTGTTGGTTACGATAAGCTGTCCACTCTGTTTTACGCAGAGGATTCTAATGCAGACGTTAACCAGATAACCGTATCTCTAACTGGACTGACGGCTGCACCTGCGATTGGAAGTGTCATCTACATCAAGGTTAACGGGACGAACACCGATTCCGTAACGATGAACGTCACAACTGATAGTGTCACAACACAAGGGCCAATCAAAAAGAACGGCACGACTGCCAACCTCGTAAGCGGCGACCTGCAAAACAATCAGATCATAGCGGTTGCCTATGCAGGGAGTAACACTTTCCACCTGTTAAGCAACCTGTCTGTTTCTGATCCGGGCATTGTTAAAATTGCCACAGTTGAATCTGACGTATTAACTCACGCACCATCAACCGACAGATCACAGATAACTTCCTACTCCTTGGCCAGTAATTCTTATTCGCGTATCATAATAAAAGCTACACTAAGAATGATCGCAGGTCACAACGTGGATTTAACTGCACAGTTTTACAAAGGTACCGTCGGGGTAGCTCCGTCTTACGAAATACCTCAGATGCAAGTCCCATCAGGTAAGGCATACAGCGACAGTTCCGCAACAGCCTCAACGGACATCAAGTACGCACCTTGGCAGACATTGATTGCGGAGTTTGACGGGGGGAATCCTGAGACAGAAACAATTTACTTATACAAAGAAGGGGCCAGCGCAGACTACAAAGCAGAGCTGGACTTCTTAGAAGTTTACGGAGTTATTTAAAATGATTGAACTGTTACAAGACCTATACGTTCTGTTAAGAGGCAACTCAGAAGTCTCTCAAGCGTGGATCACAACAGCCCTTATGTTGGCTGGAAAGATGTACGGGGCCAGCCAAGCAGGAAAGAGTGCATCCAATAGCCAGCAGGAGGCATACGCCAAAGCCATAGAGCAAAACGAGTTAGCCTTTAGGCGGTCTATTGAACAGGGCTTATTGTCTACTGGCGGGTATGGATTCACAAACCTAGCAAACTACTTGTACCGAGGAGAATATGCCCCAGGTTTTCTCAACAAGATGAGCGACCAACAACTGTTGCAAGTTGCTGAGAGATATGGGGTCGAGCCTACCTACCGAACAGAGTACACCACGGAAGTAAAGAAGCGCGGTGGCCTTTCTGGTCTTTTTGGGGGAACTAGGCTGCGGAAGAAAGGGGTTGAAACTCTCAACAGGGACGAGTTGATAGCCAAGCTGGAGCCTGTTGCGGTAAAGCCATTCGAGAAGGAAATGGGTAGGGACTTGATGGCTACCTATGACCAAGGCTTAACACCGGAAGAATCGCTAGAAACATTTAGGGGAATACAGGAAAGATTTCAGCCAACGGTGGATGCTGCTGGAGAACAGGCCAGAGGATTGTTTAGTGGCCAAAGGTTACAGGAACAACTCTCAGAACTTAAACCGATTGAGGAGGCAGAGAGGCAAAGGATCGCTGGAATTGCTGATGCCTACGATACTCAGACAGCCCAAGAACTGAATGCGTTAAAGGCTAGAAACGCCGCAAGTTATGGAACTGATTCAGAAGGATTAGGAGCCATAAAACTAGGGGCGCAGATGAGGTTGGCGGCTAACGAGTCATTAGCAAATTTAAGAGGAGACATGAATGTCGGTCAGGCCGAGCGTCGAGCTGCGATACAGGAGGCAGACAGACAGGCGAAGTTCAGTAACCTAGGTTTAGGGGCAACGATGGCACAGCAAGCAGGACAGTTTGCATCGCTTCCGTCCGACATGGCAGGTGAATACCAAAGACGAAGGGCAGATTGGATGGCTCCTGCAAAGATAAGTGGAGTGCCAACTGCAACCTATTCACCGTTCACTCAATTTAAACCCGTGGCATCCAGCGGCCAGATACAATCAGGATTGATGACTAAAATTTTCGATCAGATGTATAAGGCAGGGGGAGGCATGGACAAGATCGGTAAAGGAATTGGAATAGGATAATGGCACAAATGCAAAAACTTGGGCCTCGCATGGGGGGCATCCGTAGGCGCGAACTGATGCAGAACTTAAGGGAGGCAAATATGAGAGCCGTGCCAAAGGCTACCATTGTTTCAGAACCGACACCAACGCCAGCCCCACAAAGGTTTCGCAACGACAGACCGATGAGGTTAGATCAGATGCGCGGCCCTGCTGAAGAATTTGATTATGCTCCTCCAGCCCCAGCCCCGGTAGCAACTCCAGCTATGGGAGCGGTAGGTTCTTTCCTTGGCAGAATGAAGGATGCCTATGAATCAGCCAAAGGAACACCAGAGGAACAATCCAAGGAAGCTCAGATAGCAGAACTAGATTCCGTGATAGATCAGATGCTTGCTCAATCGCAACAAGACGAGGAGGAAGACTTTGACCCAGCAACATTATACAAGGGGCCAGAAAAAGAGTTCATGCTTCAAGAGGATAAGCCAAAGCCTCAACCTAAACAGGAGAAGCCAGCGGAACAGAAGGAACTTGTCGATGTGCTGAAGGAAATGAACAAGGCGATCAAAGCATTTAAGGGAGACTTATCACCGGGAGCAAAGGAAGACCCTAACTTCGAGGAAGGAGTCAAAGATTCTCCCTACTTTGGAACAAGCGAAATAGCTCCACCTCCACCAGCCGAACCAGCAATGCCAGCTACTCCTGCTTCTGTTGCCAGACAGGGTATCCTGCCCCCTGCTCAGATGCCTGTATACGGGGAAACACCAGTTAAAAATGAGGCCGAGCAGTTACAGCGGCTTGATAAAGAGGCGCGTCTTGACAAGGAGGCAAACGAGATATTTTCTGATTTCGCGCCAAGTTCCCTACTGTCCACGGATGAACTGCGAAAGGTGGTGGAACTCGGTGATCCCGCAAGCGTCCCAGATGATAGGATGCTTCTGCCTGTTGTAGTCAATACGTTAAGCGAGAGTGAGGCTTTGCTAGACAAGCTAGACACGGAAAACCGCCCAGTCCCACCTGTTATTTACGTCAAGGAAACAGGAGAGTACATCAACTTGGATAACTCAGAATACAGTAGATACCTTTATGGGAGAGGTGACATCAAGGCCCACAACATCAATGTTTTACAGGACATAATGATGAGAAATAAAATGCAAAATGTGCAAAACCAAGCTGATAAAGTTAAACAAACTCAGGACTCAATAATTCAAACCCAGCAAAGGATAAATAATTAAAATGGCAAACGGATTTGATGTGGCAATGGGCCTAGTGGCCGACACTTTTAAGGAGGACGAGGAACTTCGTAGGCTCAACAGGGCCGAGGAATTTACCAAGCGTCAAGAGGAACGCGCCGAGGACAGGAAGATTGAAGCAGAGAGACGGGCTGAATTATCTTACTACGGAAGGCAGAAAGATGCGCGGCGTTATGCGGCAGATGTTAGGGACGAGGCTAGGGATTACACATCAAAGTTGCAGGAAACCCAGAAGCTACTTGCCTTAAAAGAAACCGCAGCGAAGTACGGGCTGAACTACAAGGGCTTGAACAAGGATCAACTCCTTAAATTGAAGAATGACTACGAGCTTAATATGCCAGCTTTGGAATGGTTTACCGCACACAAAGATGACATAGACAGACTGCTTACCGATAACCCAGAAGTAGCGGCACAATTTAATCTCGAATACGGCCCTATAAATTTGGAGCGTCTTCAACAGGAGATGAACCCGAATGACTTAAAGGCTTTGCGAGCGAAACTGGAACCCGTTGTTTCATCCGTAAAACAAAGCAGACAAAATGAACTCTTAAAGAAGCAACCAGCATTTCAGAATATGCTTAAACAGCTTCAGAGTATTGCTGCTCCCATCTCTCAAAACCTAAACAAGCTAATGGTTCCCTATTTGGGAGCGGTTCAATCTAACGTGCCGGGAGCCAAGCCAGCTCACTTAGCGGTAGCCGGGGTGCTTGCAAACAATGAAGAATGGAAAAGTTTATTAAATGAGGAACAGCGAGCAAGATTTCAAATTAACCCTAACGCATTTCTGGAAGAAACCGGAAGAGGATACAGGAGTATGACTCCAACTGATGCTGCTCGGGTAGGAGTTTTGTTCGAGCAAGCTAAACAGGATGCTCTCGGAGAGTTGAAAGGTGGAAATTCACTCGGAATGGGGAAAGCAGATAATACTGCGGCGATTGAATTTCTAGAGAAGGACATGGCTTATCAGGACTTCGGTAAACTGCGATCAGAATTCGTCAAACTTGTGCCGTCCCAGTTGAAGCTGATGGACATTTTATTCGAGCATGAAACCTATGGCCCATTATTGCGTGAAGAGTTTGATATGATGAGTCAGGCGTTTGTGGATCAGGCCGATGCTTTGAATAAAGATGCTGGTAAACCTCCGGCAGCCAACGTGCCAGCCCTCGGTGCAGGTGCGAGGACTCCCGGTACTGGCACTCCTGCAACACCCGCGAAAACTGGTGCGCCTTTGCCTAAACCAAATGAGAAGGTATCGACTAAATACGCAACGCCAGAAGTAAGAGGGGCGGCTGGTGCGCTAATGAAGAAACCTGAAGGGGGTGGGCAATCTCCACTTGAACTAGCCGAAACATTTCTGGACGAAACTTGGTTTACAGGTCGGCTCGCTAGAGGGGGGGTAGGGGAAATGATTGGCCTTGGTGATAACTCCCCATTAGGCAGGGTTCAACAAGCGATAGAATACTTAGAGTCAAAGCAGCGAACTGTTCAGAATAGACTAACAGAAATGGGCGCAGCTAGAGATGCAAGCGGAGTCCCGTCAATTTCAGAAACTCAAAAAATGGCAAGCCCTCTCGGCGCACCTGTTGGTGGTCGCGCACCTTTTCAAACTTTCAAGAAATCCGCAGGGCAACTACAGGCAGAACAAGAGGAAGTCCCTAATTTATTCAGAGAGCTTGACCAGATTGGGGCCGACTTAAAGACACTCAAGGCAGCAGCAGAAAAAGCAACAGGGGCAAAGATTCCGGGCCTAGGTACATCGCCTAAACCGTAACACTAAATTCAATAGTTAAATGCCAAACCAGATTGTAGACTTCTATCGTCAGGAAAATCCTGGCACGTTGATGTCTGATGATGAGATCACGTTGTTCTATGCGGAGCAGTATGCGGATCAGTTGCCGAATCTGGTTAAGACATACCCCGATTTCGGAGAGGACTACGGACGCATCTATGACGAAGCCTTCCCTTTAACCGTTGGCGACAGGGCTTCGCAGGTTGCTGGTAAGTTTGTAGAGGGTGTAGCTGGGACAATTGCCTCGATCCCCGAAGCCATAGGCATTGCTCGTACCGAAGCGTTTGGCCGTGGGCTGGGTGTCGGGACAACTGATTATCGCGAAACCTTAATGGGCCAACTGGCTGAAGGGATTCGCGGGGTGGGTGATTACGTCTCGCCAGAGGTTGCACCTACCAAAGCCGAGAGGATGGCCGATAGCTTCTGGCAAAGCACAGTTCCCGGTGCGCTGGGTTCCGGTGTCGGCTTCATTTTTAGTGGCGGTGTTACGTCAGGGGTTGCCCGAACTGCGCTTGGGACTGGGTTCAAGAAGACTGCCGATAAACTTGTAAAAGAGGGCATAGACAAGGCGCGGCAAATGCCTATGGGTGGAGGGTACATCGCCCAGCAACAGGGTAAAGCTGCGGCAGATAAGTACATAAAGCGCAAATCCGCACAGTTAAACTATGGTTCTGTTGGTGCGCTGGGTGCGGCTGCAAATGCTACTGCTGGCTACAAGGATGCCTTGGCTAACGGAGGTACACCTGATGAAGCATTAGCCTCTTACTTGCTGAACGGATTGGTAGGCACAAGTGAGGCCATGCCGTTGGGCCGGATGCTGAATCGTTTGGACAATGCCAGCAACGGTACCGCGATGTACTACCTAGCCAATGCCGGCGTTGAAACTCTCGAGGAAGCAGGGCAGGAGGTATTCCAAGGAGTTGCCGGTGACATCATTGCTGCCAACATAGTTAAGTACGATCCAGACAGGGAGATGTTTGCTGATCTGGAAAGGGATGCTGCTGCCGGTGGTGTATCTGGTGCAATTCTCTCACTACTCACCAGCTCGCTTACCAGAAAAGTTAAGGACATCGAGGATTCTAGGACTGCCAGTTTCGTAGAGAATGAAGGATTTACTGAACCGGATAACGTAGAGCGTACCGTTGCAGACGCACGAGCTTCGTACACGGGGGGCAGAGAGGAAGAGATTAAAGAGGTAGCTGAACAGGTTGCCCTACAATTAGAGCTAGACCCAACAGGACAGGACATCGAGGCAAGGCAGAAGATTGCGGATCGCCATAAGGAATTGGTAGGTGAAGACGCTGATGCCCAGTTAATCTTTGAGGCAGAGTTGTTCTTGGCCAACACCCGCAGAGCAGCAGATCGAGCATCAAATGTTATCAACACACGCGCAGGTGAGATTGCCAACCCAGAGAAAAGAGCAAGCCGCGCTATTGACGATACCATTGCCGTCTCCCCGTCTAATATCGTTGAGGGTGACACGGCTGGAGCCTACGCCCAAAGGAGTGATTTACTGAACGAGAGAAACCGTTTGGCATCCGAGTTGATGGATGTAAACAACGACCTCAATCTCTCAACTTCAATGGTGTCTAGGGAAGTTGACCCCGACACGAAGGCTAACTATGAGCAAATGCTGGATGGCAGAAGACAAGAACTGTCCGAGCAAATTAGTGAGCTTAACAAAGAGATAGCCAGAATTAATGACGGATTAGATGCAAGGCCCGATCCCAGTTTGCAGCTAGTAGATGAACGCCGTCCACAGGCTGTTGGCCTTGAAGAGAGAGTGCTTCAAGCAGAGCAGAATCTTGATATTGAGACACGACTTGAATCCAGAATCAGGGAACACGAAGAGGAGTTAGCCAAGACATCTGCGGAAGAAAAAGAGGCAGCAGAGAACGCCGCTTACTTTAACAACCTAGAACAAGAACTTGCTGATGACCGGGCTGCGCTTGAGGAGCTACGCCAGGGAATGCGAGAGCAACTTGAGCAAGACCTTGTAACACTAGAAACAACAGAGCAGCAACTAACTGATGAGTTAAGGGAGATGCGGCGCATGGAGCTTGGCAGGGAAGATCAAGCTGCGCTACAGGAACTCATCGAGGAAACCGAAACCAGCATACAGGGAGTAAGGAAATTAAAGGGTGAAGTAAGGGAGAAGTTAAGGGCTGGTGTCAGGGCGGGTCAGGCTGCTGCAAAGTTAGGATTAAGCAGGGACGAGGCAACTAGGTTAATCAGATTTACGGAAGGTGTTATCGACCGGCGACCTGATGCAACAGGAATGGTTTCCCGTAGGCTGGAAGGGGCGAGAACGGTTGGCCCAGTTGAAAGCAGGGAGTCATTGGAGGCTCGAAGGGGCGCAGTTAAGAAGGAGATCGCTCAACTTAAAAAGGAAAAGCCAAAAGCCAAAGAGTCAGCCAAACAAACCAAACAACAAAGGGAGCAGCAAGAAAGCCCAATGGCAGGGCGGGACTTGAGGCCGACTAAAGCTGGCATCACTACCGGACGCACTAGATTAGAAGTTGCCGAGGATGAACTTACCCAGATTGAGGCTGACCTAGAAAGAATTGATGAAGCAGAAGAAATAACAAAGCCGGTTGCGGCCCTAACTGCCGGTGAGTTAAAGAAAAAAATAAAAGGCCACAATCTATCAATAGCCAGATATAACGCCAGACTCAGAGTGGGACAAACAACCCTCAAAGACGGAAGGCGCATAGTAGATGAGATAGCTAATCACGAAAGAGCAAGAAACACTCTTCAAGTTAAGTTCGATGACATAAATGCAGCAGAACAAAACGAAGCACTAGCCAACAATGAGGATAACGCTCGCGCAAGCATGACGCAGGGTGCGCGTAACCGATTAGAAAAGCAGAAAGAAAGAAAAGATAATGCGGTAAAAAGATTTAATGAGCTAGTTGATGAACTTGATAAGACTGCAACAGCAGAAGAGAAAGCTAGGATTCAAAGAGGCAGATCAAATGTAAACACCATCTCAAAGCTACAAGACAGGCAGCATAAGCTAAATGTTCAGATCGGTAATCTTTCAACCCAAAAGGAAAAGGCTGTCACAAAGAAAACCAAAGACAGCAAACAAAGCCAAATAGATGAAAAGGTAAAAGAGGTTGAGCAGATCGAGCGAGACATTCAGAAAATCGCCAAACAGGAATTAGGGTACACCGAGGAGGATGTTAATGATCCTGATGTAGTCATTGATATTGGGGGCAAAGATATTTACGACAAGATTGTTGATGACTTCATAAAAACCAACCTAGCAGTTGAAGTAACAGAGCAACGCATTTCGGATCAGGATAAGATCAACCCGCTTGATATTCGCAACATAGACATCATCACCGATCCAAGCACCCCGTCTACAAACTGGATGCCAGCCCACGCTCAAGGTGCTATTTCAGAAAAGGAATCCGAGAAGCAAGACAGGGAACAAAAAGCTGGCCCAGCCTACTACGAAATCGGAACCAACGATGCCACGCAGTCAACCCAATGGGGCAGAGAAGCTACGATCACCCTTGAGGCTTACAACAATGCAACCACAGCGGAGGAGAAAGCTAGGCTTGCACAGGAGCTTGCATCCCAACTGGCAAGAGGGGCAACAGCAAGTGATACATCAGACACAAGGAGGCTTATATCATTCGTTGGGCCTGACGGTCAGATATGGGTTTTAGGGTTACACCGATACGGTAGGCAAAAGGATCGGTATGCCGTTGTCCCTCCAAAGACAAAGGTAGACAGCAAGGCTGGATATGAAGGAATGCTTTTCGAGGACTTGCTTGCACAAGGGTTTGTTCCATTTGCTTCAATCCGTCTCAAGACTCCAGTTCCCAAACTCAACTACAGGATAGATTCAGTCGAGGAGTATCAAAAGATATTCGAGGATATTAAGACTGAAGTAAAACAAACTCCTGCTTTCCTTGGACAAGTATCACAGGGGGCAGTCAGCAAGGTTACATCGCTTGACTCTATTGTAGAAAAGAATGAGCCGGTGTTCGTAGGTGATGAAACATCTAGGACAGGAGAGAATGTATCCGGTGCGAGGGGGATGGAGGCAGCCAGAGTTGGATCAGCTCAAGCCGTTGTCGATGAACCCACCGATGTTGGAGAGGGCATGGCTGTAGCGGAGGAGGCTGTTGTCGAGGACGAGATGGACATAGATGTCTTCGAGCCGCAGATACTCACAGAGCGAGGGGCGTTAGCCTTCCATAAAGTTCTGGATTCCATTGCCGAAAAAGAAGCCGCCGGGGTGGAGATAAGCGATCTGATCCTCGAACAAGAACTTAGGTTAACTGATGAGGAGTTAAACGATTTACTGGATTCCGTAGGAAAAGCATCATCTGAAAACGGCGATAAGTTCCTGCAAGCGTTAACCGACTTAATTAAAAACACTTATGAAACAACAGAAACAAAAGAAGAGTTCGTTGAATCGTTCCTCAGTAGTTCGTCTACTCAATTTATTGGCGAGCAAATACGAGAAGCGGCAGTCCAAGAAGCAGACAACGAGCTAGATAATATTGTAGATAAGGGTCAGCAGCAGGTAGATCCAAACTCTCGTGAGGCGGTGGTAAGTGAGGCAGCCACTACGGAAGAAACTCAAACCGAAGCCCCGGCAACAACTCATGTAGAAATCAATTCAGATGGCAATGTTGTCAGGATGACCGAGGCGCAATCCAATGATCCTGCATTTAGACAAGCCAACAATTTAAAGAAGTTAGAATTTTACACGGATGACCAAGGGAATAAGCAGCGGGTCAACCAGCCATCGTCCGGATCGAAGATAGCCTCAGAGCGATCAGCCCCAGACAGACCAGACAACGCATACCCCAAGGTTTCACAGGAGAAAATCAACAAGGTATTCGCGTTCATTATCGAGAGGCTTCGCAACATGGGCATACAGGTTGAGCTGATTGAAAGTGAATTTGCCAACGCTGCGTCTGAAGCAAAGGCCGTATTTGGTTTGGCAAACGGCAAGCCTGTGATCGTGATAGCGATGAACTCCCTTGAGAATCCTACCACGCAAAACCTTTACGATCTGATCCATGAGGTCGGTCACGCAGTCACGGCTGATATGCCACAAAAGGATAGGCAACGTGTACTGGCAGCTATAACAAAGCTGAATGACGCAGTTCTGAAGATCGGAGGGCGCAAGTACAAGTTCTCATTGGAGGACGCTGAAAGCCTTGACGATGTGCAGCAGGAGGAAAGATTGGTTGAAGCTATTGCAGAGGCTTTGATGAGTGAGAACTTTGATCCGACAACCTCCGGTTCCATAGCCCGAAAGATTGTTGATGGATTGAAGAATGTCCTCCGGTTTGTGACTCAGGCATTCCACCGCATGATGGGCAACGATAGTCAGGTAGCCCTCAACTACTTTAAGGTACAGGTGGAGGCGATGCTTACAGGTAACAAGGCTCCCAAGTACATAAGCTGGATTTCTGGGTACAAGTACAGCGTGGATGAGAGGATGAACATGATGTCCTTGCAGGATTCTGATTCAGTCATCAACTCTATCTACGATCTGTCCACACTCAGCAAGGAGTACAAGCTGGTGGTCGGAGATTCACCAGAGGCAGTAGAGCATAACATCAGGTGGGCCGGCATCAGGTTCACCGTAGATCGGGCTGATATGTCCGAGGAAGATTTGGCGGCCTCTAAGATGGAGGCTCAAAGAACGATTGCAGCTAACAATGCGCTAAACCGAATACTCGATGGCTTATTCAATTCATTCAAGCGGCAGGGTGGAGTTAAATACTCTGCTCTCAAGAAGGAACAATTTGTAAACTGGTTAACCAAGAATCTACCTGATGAAAGAATCAAGAAAGCCTTGGAAATCGCCAAAGACCCCGACCTTAAAGATACGCAAATGGATGACCTCGAAGTTGAGGAGGCCCGTCCGGCTGCGGCTGTCATCTTGGATGGGTACCTTGATTCGATCCAGAAGCAGTTGGACAAAATGTACCTAGCTGCCAATGAGGAACTAAGATTAGACAGAACAAATTCAACAGCCAGCCAGCATAAAAAATCTCAAATATCAATCGTTGAGCTGACTTCAAACTACGAGAACATTGAATGGATTCAGAATAATGTTGCCGCAATCTCAGAGGAGTTAGCCAAGGGCAAGGCCGATAAAGCCGACAAGATGATTGATACGGTTCTCAAGGAACTCAGGCTCAAGGCAACGGACAAGGAAATACAAAATGCAATCAAGCGGTTAAGAACCAACAAGGACGGAAAGCTGATTGATGCAATAGAAATACTGGCTAGGGAAATCTCGGATTGGGGGAAGGGATCAGCAAAAGGAATCGCTGCCAGAATAGCGGAGCTTGGTGATCCTAGGTTGGATGTGTTTAAAGATGCAGCAACTTTAGCTTTAACGATTAGCGTGGCTAGGAACCAGCCTTCCTTAATAACGATGCTTGCGTTAAGGAGGGAGAAAGATACCACGGGAGTTAAGAAGGCGTTCAGCAAGGCAACCAAAGCTGCAATCTCAGGCAGCACAGAGGAAGCCATTGATGGATGGGACTCTGATATTAGAAAAATAGGAGGAAGAACGGCAGCGTTTGAAAGGCTTACATACAAGACAAGGCTGGCCTTAAAGAAGCTAATAGCAGAGCAGGAGAAGTCGAGAGCTATCCACATGGACTTGGAGACTCACAAGCGAGACATCAAGTTAAAGGAGTTACTCGATGAACCACTAGCCACATACAGGGAGGGAGTTGGTGCATTGTTTAACAAGGAGAGCATCTTCCCAAATTGGTTCGAGAGCATTGCCACTAACGGCAAGGAGTGGACCGCAGTAGATGGAGCCAAGTATGTAGTTCCACCAACACCGGAATCCAACATTACTGATTTAAAGAACCCTTCCAACCACAGGCTGCTGAACCTGCTGGACATGAAGAACATCGGCTCGTTGGTACAAGACATCGAGAAGATGAACGCTTGGCTTAAAGCTCAACCAGCAGAGAAGCGCGGCGGCGAGTACAACATGATTAAACGCATGGTGGACAGGATGACGGAAGTTCAAGCCATTCAGTACCACCGAGAACTCAGCAACAGTTTCACGGTAAGATTGTTGGGTAGCATAACCGACAAGCTGGAGATGGTGGGAACCCCTGCTGCTGCCAAGATTGCTGCTCAGATCAAAAAGTTCGCATACTACATAGCTTCACACGCAGGGAGCGGAACAAAGTCTGCCGTCAGGAACGGTAAGATATGGAGTAAGAAGCTATCCGAGGCGATGGCTAAGGTGAACCGGAACGGCAAGGAATATGACATAGACCAATTCAAGGCAGCTTTCTACAGCCCAGCAATGCAGTATTTCCACCACCGAAGGGACATACTGAACGAAGCATCCAATAGGGAGGAAGGTGAAAACAGGTTAATTGATTCATGGATAAACTCCCTAAAAGCAGGTGACTTACGAAACGATATTGCCGGGGCAGAAAAGGAACTCAAAGCCTTATACAAACAAACAGCAGTCAACTCCCGTCAAATCGCAGACATCAGTTCCAAGATGGGGGTATTGGTTTACGATGAGGAGATGGGTTACTTTAGGGAGAGAATAGGTTCCAGCATTTCTACCACTATGCGAATGACCAATGATGTCGCTCGCAACGTGCATGGGTTCCTGAGAGATACATGGAATAGATCAAGGGCAGCCACAAAGAAACAGCTTGAGGAATTAACACAGGAAGAGTTTGAGAATTACGTCCAAGATAGATTCGGGAACTTACGAACTGTTAACGAGTTTGCCGCCCCAATCATCAAGCGACCAGGTGCAAGTGTCTTCACCGATGTTGATGGAGTAAGGATACCAAGGCTATGGGTCGAGGAGGCTTTTGAAAGCAGTCGCGGCCCACAAGGAGCTGACATGATGGCATTCCTTAATGAGCTTGCAGTCAGGGCCAAGGTGGAAGAGGGCAGCGTTAGAGACTTTCAAGCCGGGATCATCGACAGGTTCCAAGACTTCTTCTACAAGCTCGATAAGGTTATTGGAGAGCAGCAGGAAAAGGATGGCTTCCTCGATGGGGAGAGAGCAGTCCCGATGCACGTTATGATGGATGCCCGTAAGTTCAATGACTTCCCTCTCGAATGGGTTGACTACGCTGACTTCACGGAGCGCAGGATGTATCAGTATGTTAAGAACCTTGCCGCTGAATCTGCGTTCGGACGGGACATGGTGCAGGTAGCAAATGATTTTAGTTTAGCTGACAACGATTTAGGCGCAGCGGTAGCCCTTCATAGGGAGATTGAAAGAGAGATCGGCAAGATGGGTCTGCTTTCTAGGGTTACGAACTGGGCAACTAGAAGGTACACCAAGGTTTACGATGAGCTTGCCGCCAAGAAACAAGAGGGAGTAGCTGGGCCAAAATACTCAGGTAAGTTTCTTCGTGATTCAGTTAGGACAAGAAGGTTTATGGCCGGCATTGAGACTGCATTCAAATCCTACTTGGCCAAGGAAAGGGATTCAGCTTTAGAGTTCACAGTTTGGAATGACCTAGTGCGATCTTTGTCTGGTCTTATCGTGCAATCTCCCGGCACTTCCCTAATGGATACCATCTCCATTGTGGATCAGCCTTACAAGAAGATGGGGCTAAATCGCTTTGGCTTCACGATGATGGCCAACAATATCTATCACTCTTTAGGTATTGGAGCTGGCAGTTTCTTCCAGATATTTAACAAGAGCATTAAGTTCGCACACGATGACATGGCCTTGATGAGAGAGCTTGGCCTCGACGATTCAACAGCCTCGCTCGAAGGCGGGTGGTTCAAGCGGTTTATGACAGAGTTTCGATCCAACATGACGGACGAGATGATCGGTCAAAACATCTTCACTCGTGGTGTGGAAAGAGCGTCAAGGGGGATTAGAGCATTCCTTGAAACTGGTATCGGCTCTACAGAGCAGGGGCAGGGAGCATTCCCGGTGTTCAGACCGCAAGCCATCTTCTCCCAGATTGCAAGACAGTCAGGAATGGCGAACACAATCTCAACGTGGAAGCTGTATCGGAACTTCATAGCTAATGCCGCCAACTACATCGAGAGCCACCCGGAAGTTATGGAGGCATACCGCAAGCACGGGATGATCTTCAACGAGAAAGCTCTTGGAGCGGAAGGACTCAATAAGGCTTTAGATGAAATGGGATACGGCAGG